TGTAAATATAATACATTATTATAATACAACCAAATTTTTTAATAACTTTTTTTTAAATTTTTTCAAATCTTGTATTATATAGGTATGGAAGTAACACTCAAAATACCTGAAAACCTAACAGAAATCACATTAGGGCAATATCAGAAGTATTTAAAAATGGAAAAGGAGAATGAGGATGAAACCTTTATTGCTCAGAAAATGATAGAGATCTTTTGTAACACTAGACTAGATTATGTTATGAAGATGAGATGGAAAGATGTAAATGAAATAGTAACTGAACTAGGGATTATGTTTGAACAAGATCAGAAACTACAAAAACAGTTTACATTAAATGGAATACAATATGGGTTTATACCTAATCTAGATGAAATATCATTTGGAGAGTTTGTAGATCTAGACACATATCTAGCAGACTGGGATCAGATGCATCATGCTATGCAAGTCCTATACAGACCTATTGATATAAATGTAAGAGGCAGATACAATATAAAAGAGTATACTGCTATTGCAGATGACACTATGAAAGAGATGCCACTTGCCTATGCACTAGGTGCAGTTTTTTTTTTATTGAATTTAGGCAAAGAGTTATCTCAAACTATGATGGATTATTTACAGAGGGGAGTTCTGAAGGAGCATACACCTCTGAAGGAGGGTTTAATAGAAAATGGGGTTGGTATACATCATTTTACCAAGCAGCTCAAGGGGATGTTAGAAGATTTGAAAATATCTCCAAACTTGGGGCACATAAAGTCTTGATGTATTTAGAATTTGTAAATGAAAAACAAACATTAGAGAATCAGAGAATAAAAAGAAAGTATGGCAACAAATAAATCACAAAGAGGTTTTTATCTAATAACACAAGTAATCAAGGATGAGTTATTAAGCAATCCTAGTATTAAGACATTATCATTTGGAGATATAACAGATATTGACTTACAAAAGCAGACTATGTTTCCTCTTGCACATATGATAGTAGAGAGTGTTACACATGCAGAAAAAACCATGCAGTTTAGCTTTACTATTCTTACAATGGAGCAAATAGATAGTACTAAAGAATATACAGAGGATCTATTTTTTGGTAACATAAATACTCATGATATTCTAAACACTCAATTAGCTGTTTCTAATAAACTAATAACTAAACTTAGAAAAGGACAGTTATTTACAGATGGGTATCAACTTGTAGGTGATGCTACATGTGAGCCATTTTTTGATAGGTTTGAAAATGTACTAGCAGGATGGGCAACATCTTTTACAGTAGAAATGTTTAATGATATAGATTATTGCTAATGACTTTTAAAGAAACACAAAAGGTATTGGAGGACTTTGTAGATGATGTTGTAAGAGCAGCAAAATCTAATCTTAGAAAAAAGAAAGCATCAGGTAAACTGCAAAGATCAGTTAAAGGACAAGCTAAAGTAAATCCAAACTCTTTTGAAATGACTTTTGAAATGGAACCATATGGAGCTTATGTAGATGCAGGTGTAGATGGAAAGAAAACAAAGTATGGTAAAAGAAAAGCAGGATTACCTACATACAGTTTTAAATCTAAGATGCCTCCTCCAAAAGCATTAGACAAATGGGTAGTTAGAAAAGGATTAAAAGGAATCAGAGATCAACAGGGTAGATTTGTAAAAAGACAATCACTTACATTTTTAATTGCAAGATCTATTTTCCAAAAAGGTTTAGAGCCTACTTACTTCTTTACAGATGCATTTGAGGCAGCTTACAAAAAACTACCAAATGAGTTTATTAAAAAATATGAATTAGACATAGATAACTTTTTAAAATTTACATTAGAATAATGGCAAAATATATAACAAGACTGAGATCACCCTTCTTTTTAAATGAGACTTCAGCTGCTGCATCAGGATCAGCAGATCTTACAATTCAGATTAATGGAGTAGATCAATATGTAATAACAAAAAATACAAGTGGTAATAATGTTATTTTTGAAGTATCAGAATTAATAAGAGACTTTTTAGAAGTAACATGGGATGGAGTAAGACCATATGGATCATCAACTCTAAGCAGTCTTGTTGTAACAGCAAACATAACTATAGAGTTCTTTGCAGGAACTAAAGAAGTAAGAGCAGTTACACCACAAAGTCCTACTCAAACAGTATTACACACAATATATGGACTTGATGCATATTCAGAATTTAAAGAAGGTACAAATAAAGCAATAACATATAGTGAATTATTACAAACTAATACAACAATGTATTTACCTGAAACTGGAGATGCCTATGTGCCAAAAATGATAGATGATACTAATCCATCAACTCAACCTGCTGCTGAGGTACAATATGTAACAATTCCTGATACAATTTTAGATAAGCAAACAACAACAGTAGGAGGAATTACAATTACTATAAGAAGAATATGTGAACCAATATTTGATATTCTAAGAGTTATCTTTGTAAACAAATTTGGAGCATTACAAGAGTTCTACTTTAACAAGAAAAATATACAATCACTCAATGTAAGTCAAGAAAGCTATAAATCAACATTAATATCAGGATCTAGTTATTCTACATTTGAGCATCAAAAATATCAATACAATAAACAAGCTAGTCAAAAAATAACAATGAATACTGGGTATGTAGATGAAGGACAATTCCAAGCAATTCAGCAAATGATGCTATCAGAAAAGGTTTGGGCAGAGATAGGACTAACAGTATATCCTGTTAATGTGATTTCTAGTTCACTTGAAAAGAAAACTAGGATCAATGACAGATTAGTCAATTATTCATTAGATTTTGAGTTTGCATATGATGTAGTTAATAATGTTAGATAATGAAGTATCAATTATATATAAACAATCAAAGAGTTGAGTTATTTGAAGATGAAAGTGTAAGTTTAACACAAACAATACAAGACATTAAGGATGTGTCAAAAGTCTTTACAGACTTCTCTAAACCATTTACACTTCCTGCATCTAAAGAAAACAATAAGATATTTAAACACTATTACAGATTCAATCTAGGAACAGGTACATCCTTTGATGCTAGAAAGAAAGTAAATGCTAGGATTGAATTAAACTCAATACCATTTAAAGAAGGTAAACTAAGATTAGAAGGAGTAGATCTAAAAAACAATGCACCTGTATCATATAGAGTAACCTTCTTTGGTAATACAGTAACTCTAAAAGACACACTTAAAGAAGATGAGATCAACTCATTAAACTGGCTAGATAACTTCAACACTACTTATAGTGCATCTGATGTATTAGCATTATTAACAGATAAAGATGGATTAGGAGGAACTAGTGGTGTAACTGTAAGTGATTTAGGATCTAATGTTACTTATTACAAATCTGTAATCTGTCCTTTAATATCTAACTCAGCTAGACCTTATTATGATTCTACAATTACAGTACCATATGAAAATGCAGATGGAACAGAGAATTTAGAATTAGGAGGTAACTTATATCCAACAAATGTAGGATCATTAACCTCAGTTGATGTACATGGAATGTATTTTGAAGATTTGACTTATGCAGTTCAAGCTCATTTACTTGTAAGAGCAATACAGAACCAATATACCAACATTAGATTTAGTGATGACTTCTTTGATTTAGTAAATGGTCCTGAGGCTTATAAAAATCTATATGTGCTTTGTCAAAATACAGAAGGTAGACAGTTTGAGGATATGGGAATTGCACTAAAACAGATTTCAGGGTTTAGTACAGCAACAGCTTTAAATAACAAACTAATAGTTACTTTCAATGCAATTTATGTTCAAGGATTACAGCAAAACCAATTTATAGTAGGTACATTTAGTTTTCAAACACCATCAGCTTATCCTACTTTTACAATCAGAGTAAAAAGAGGTGGTACATCAGAGGTTTATGAAAAGACATTTACAGGAGGTACTAATACAACTGGTCAGTTTGTTGTATACATGTACAACTCATCAGCAGGTTATACTATTGAAGTAGAAACTAATACAGCATTTGATATATCTAACTTTACATTTCAAGCTACAGATCCAAGTGGTAACCAATCTACTCATCAGCTTAACAATGTAACAATACCATTATCAAAAGAGTTCATAATCAAAGACCATTTACCTGCACTTAAAACAATAGACTTTTTAACAGGTTTATTTAAGATGTTTAATTTAACTGCATATGAGCAGGATGGGATTATTCATGTAAAGACACTAGAAGAATTTTACAACTCAGGATCAGGTAGAGATATTACAGAATACATAGATCCTAGCACAATGCAAATTGATAAGGCTCTACCATATGAAGAAATACAATTTAAATATACAAGTACAGATTCAATATTAGCAAAACAACACAAACAACTAAGTGGAACAGAGTGGGGATCTGTTAAATACAACAATAATGAAGATCTATCAAGTAACAATGAAGTATTTAAAGTAGAGGTTCCATTTGAACACATGAAGTTTGAGAAATTAGGTAACTCAGAAGTTCAAGTTGGATTTATGGCAAATGAAAATAGAGAGCCATACTTTAAAAGTGCTGTTGTATTTATTCCAATATTCCAAGAATCATCAAACACAATAAGGTTCTTAGAACAGAAAACAGGTACAGGTGGTATTAATGACATATCAGATTTTTGGATGCCAAGTAATTCTGTTAGTATTGATTCAGCAATAAACAAAGAAAACATACATTTTAATGCAGAAATCAATGAGTTTACTAATACCATAGGTTTTACAGATACACTATTTGAGAAATACTATAGATTTTACATACAATCTATATTCAATAGATCAAAAAGACTTACAAAAGTAAATGCAAGATTACCTAAAAAGTTTATTCACAACTTTACTCTTGCAGATACAATTATAATTAATAGTGAAGAATATAAAATAAACAGTATTACAACAAACCTGCTATCAGGTGTTAGTAATTTAGAACTTTTAAATCAAACAGTAGATGTAGCTCCAAGTACATCAACAGATACAGGAGGGGAAGAAGAAGGTCAAACAGGTAATCCAGTACAAACTAATGTACTTCACTTGCAAGATTGTGTAAATTCAAACAATTATGAATCAACTGCAACTATTGCAACTCTTAATTTATCAAACAACAGAAGGGTTGTAGATGCATCTAGCACATATTATACTGTAGTTGGTAATGTTGTACCAAACACATATACACAAGTAGCAGTATCTGATACAGGATTAACAGGGTGTCCACAAACAACTACACCTCCAACTAATTATTATGGTTTAAGAAGATGTTCTGACAATGTTCAAACATTTAGAACAGCATCAGATGTAGGAAATCCAACATATGCTATCACTCAAAGAGTACAAGATGGAAGTAGTGTAATATATACAATAACAAATAGTAACACAACAGCTAGTACACAAGTAGGAGGTACAACTGTTACAGCAGTAAGTGTTACAGCAGTAACTCCAACAGCTTATAACTGTACATCAGGTCCAACTACTTATTACTATAGTTTGACAAAATGTGATGGAACAGGTACTGTACTTTATGGATATAGTGCAACTCAAGGATTAACTGGAAGCAGAACTTATAACAATACATGTTACAATATAGCATCATCATCAACAACTGGAACTATTGATGTAAGCTCATTACAAACTTGTTCATGTCCTGCATATTACTATACTTTAAATGATTGTTCTAATACAAGTTCAATTCAATATTATGGTTATTCTAACCAATCTAACTTAGCAGGAACAGAAAGAACATACAACTCTACATGTTATTATGTAGCATCTACAAGTAACACATCAGGTACAATAAACATAGGTGCCTTATCAACTTGTACATGTCCATCAGGAGGTGGAGGTACACCTGATCCTGAAAGATACTCATTAAAACTATGTGAGAATGATCAAACAGGATATGTATCACCTGAAACTACAGACCAAATAGAATTAACAATAGATCCTAATGGAGTTAATGGTTCTAGAGTACAAGATGCTAATGGATTTATTTATACAGTAATTGGCACAACAACAAATACAAATGGTATAGTAGCTGCATTAATTGATTTAGGAAGTACAGGATGTCCTACAGTTACACCACCACCACCACAAACATATTACTGGTTATTATTTAGATGTTCAACATCAACTGGTGGATTTGTATCAGAGCAAACATCTGATCTAACAACATCAGGTCCAGTTGAATTACCAAACATGATTGAAGATCCTGTAAATGGCTCAAGAGTACAAGGTCCTGATGGAACAATCTATATTGTTTATGGTCAAACAGATGATCCTGCATCTTATACTGGAGGACAAGTATCAGTAGTTAGTTTAAATACAACTGGTTGTCCTGCAACTACCCCACCTGCATCACCATATTATTGGGAATTAAGACAATGTTCTACTAATTTAAGTGGATATATATCTGCTCAAACAACAGAACAATTAAATACAGTAGCAGTAGGAGATTTTGTATATCAAACTGCAACTCCAAGTATAATCTATGAGGTTATTGGTACAACACAATCAGGATCAAGTGTAGGTAATGTTACAAAATCAACACTAACTGCATGTCCATTATTTTGGCAATTAAAACAATGTGGAACTTTATCAGGTGGATATAGAAGTAATCAAACAACACTTCAACTTCCAAACTTAGTTGAGAATGATCCTAATGGCACAAGGGTTCAGGATCCTAATGGTGAATTTTATATTGTTGTAGGTCAAACTGAAACTGGAGGTAATGTAGGGAATGTAACAGATACTGGATCTACTGGATGTCCAACACCACCACCTGTTCAAAACTTTTATTCATTACAAAAGTGTGATGATGGTACTACAGGACATAGATCACAACAAGATAACACACAAATTACATTTCAGACTGGAGATATAGTTCAAGATGTGGCAGGTACTACATATGAGGTTGTAGGTTTAGTAACATCAGGAAATAATGCAGGAGTTATGAGTGCAACTTCATATACAAGTTGTCCAACTTCTCCACCTCCTCCTCCTACACCTCCTCCAAGTGGACCATACTATGCACAATTTATAAGTTGTGATGATCCAGCAGGTGCTGTAATCTATGTAGTAAGTCAAACATCACAAATATCTACATGGTGGGTATTACAAAGTGGGGGTGCAACTGGATATGAATGTTATAGATGGGTTTCTAATACACAAGGTGCAAATCCACAAGACATAACTAACTTTACAATATTTGCAACAGCAACTACAGCAGGTGAGAACTGTATTGAGTGTAATGAAAATGCACCAACTCCACCAACACCACCTCCTACTCCACCACCAACACCAGTTTGTGGAAGTCAAGGATTATACTATGCATCATCAGCTCCTGATTTATGTAATGCAACAAGTGTTAGAACAGTATACATGGATGCAAATACAATAGATCAAGCAACTACAATCTATACAGATTCAACTTGTACTACAGTATTTACAACTCCTAGATATTATGCTGATACACCATTAGGAGATTATTATTACTGGTCAGGAACTAATTTACAAGGACCTTATACTAATAGCTGTCAAGCACAATAAAAAGAGAATGATTAAAGAAGTAAGAAATTTTATAGACAAATTAGAAGCAGATCATCTAATATATTTAATAGATAAGTTTGCATATAAATCAACTGTAGCAGGTAATGGTAAACAGTACAATAAATATGACAATGCAAGAACATCTTATAGTGCAACACTAGATGCTAAGAATCCAACAATTAAAAGAATACATCAAAGAATAGCTAAATACTTAGGTGTACCATTTAATAAAGGAGAAGTATTGCAAGGTCAGAGATATGAGAAAGGTCAATACTTTAATGAGCATCCTGATTACTTTGTAGGTGAGCATTATGACATGAATTGTTTAGCATCAGGTAACAGAACATACACTTTTATGCTTTATCTAAATGATAATTTTAAAGGTGGTACTACTAGTTTTAAACACCTTAGAAGAACAATACAACCTGAGGCTTATAAAGCTGTTGTATGGCATAATTTACACATGGGTAAACCTGATCATTACAAATTACATTCAGGTGATGAGGTGCTTGAAGGTACAAAATACATTATAACATCATGGTGGAGAGAGAATGAATGGAATGGATCTGATGATTATAAAGAATATCAGAAAAAATTAAATTCTAATCAATTAAGCATTATATAAATAGTATGTTAAAGAACATTATAGAGCTTTTACAAGTAGTAAATGGTGAAACTGAGAGGATTAGGTTTGCTCAAGGATCACATTATTTACCTGATAATTGGAAGAATGGCTTTAAACTAGCCAAAAAGATTGCAAAATTTGATAAACAAGACTAATGA